TTATATTAGGATTATCCTTTAAGAATTGATCCTTATCGGATATCTTAATCATTTTTGTAACGATTTCGCCCGTTACTTTATCTTCAAAATCATACAGCGGCATGATTAAACCACTCCGGCACTTTACGTTTTGTCCAATCCATTTTAAACCTCGATTGCTTTGTTTGATAGAAATTTCTGTAAGACTGTACAGGATCAGTACCACCCAACCCATATACTACACACTCTGGATTAGAACCCATAGCCAATTTAAAGTGAGTTCTGCCACCTGTTCTATTGATATTATCTGGCAACTGGTTTAGGGCCTTTCTTAATTTAGTATCCGTTGAATGTATCTTACCATACCTATATGTATATTCATCCATAAGTGCACAAAAATGTTCATAGTGCCAAGAATAATTACAACAAGACTCGCGTGTCCATACAGTACATGGATGATTGTGATGTACAGCCTTGTAATACAAGTCCTCTCTTTCGTCTGGTAATTTGTAATATTTTAAGATTCTTTTTCCTGATTTGGATGGACGTTGCTCGATCGAGCCGTCTAACATTCTGTGTACAGTAGATAGCATTTGTGCCGACTCTACAATCATTTTTACCACATGTTTGTCACACTGTTCTTGTGCTGCAATTACTGGGTCTTCGTTAAGTATAAAAATATTCATAATGTATATTATATCACATCAATTGGTATTTGTCAACCATTATTTAAATTCATTACATTCCAAAGTAATATCTAATTAGCCCCGAAAATAATATAATGCCTATAACTCCATTTAATAAGATAAGTGCTCTATCTCGCCATATAAATCCTACAACAAACCAGCCCATTGCTCCAATCCAAGATAACAGCATATCCATCCACATTAATTCTGGGACTCCAGCCGCTCTGATTGTTATTGCACATAGAATGATAACACTTGATACCCATTTTAGATACCAGTCGTAGGTATACTTTGGTGTTGCCGACTTATAAATTCTTTTAGAATTTGCAAGTTCTTCTTTAGTAAATTTAATTTCTTCTGTCATAGGTAATTGGCCCTGTTTTACCAGGGCCTTAACCCCGGTTATTTAACCTCCTTGAACTGCCGCCATATCTTCAATAAATTTATTTAGGTATTCGATTTTTTTCTGCATCTTATATGCTAGAACATCTTTCCCCTTACGCTTCAGTTTCTTTTGATAGTATATTGCCTCTTTTTGGTCTTTTTTAAGGCGTTCAATTTGTACATGCATAATGTTTCTCCATGTTGATTAATTGAATTCTATCATTATAAAGGTTTTATATAGACTGCCCTCCTTATTATGTTATTATTACTTACTAATTAAATTAGGGAATGCATCTTGACAAAGTTTCTTTGTAATTCCCTTATACTTCAAATTTTTATCTTTTGCCTGAATGAACAATTCTGCATCATTTGGATGAATTGATTCAAGTAAAGAAATAAATACCGATTCTCTTTTTACTTGGCTCATATTTGTCTTTGGCCCCTTAAAGAAATATTTAAACTGTCTAAATTTATGATACAGCGTAGAATAATTATGGCCATCGACCATATCATCTTTCTTATAGGGTGGTGCACCTTTCGGTAATAGTGAAACGATATCATCATCAAAGTTAATTCTGATAATATCTCTAAGTGGCGCTGAATTATTCTTTTGCAAATAAGCAATCTTCGCACTCTTAGTATTTAGTTTTGCGGCCTCTTCAAAGACCTCGGATATTAATTTTCTACGCATTATAAAACTCCTCCACGCATTCAATCAGGTTGTTACATCTTTTCTTAATTAAGTAATTCAAAACTTTCATTTTCATAGGTAGTTTTTGATTATCATAATTATTTATAATTGATTCTTGTATGTCCTCTGGGATTTCTGTCAAGTCAATTAATTTTTTATTTCTCTGATAGTTGCGATATACTTCTTCTGGCATCGCGTCTTTTAAATTATCACTTCTTTCTAACCAATCGTCAATACGTGTCTGTCTTAATGGAGTTTGTTTTGCCTCTGTAATAAACGTATCATCTTTCGATAATACATTAGGAACTCCATCACCGGAATCACCTCGCATGACGTGATTAAATAAATACATTCTAGGGTTCTTATCAGTTACTACTTTCTTTTGAATAGGAGACCATTGTTTTACATTATTGAATTTTTGTAATTGAATAAAGTCCTTATCGGATGAAACAATCATTACAGGTTCTCCATGACCAAATTCTTGGGTACGGATAGTAAGTGCGCCTATAATATCATCGGCCTCACACCCTTCCATATGCAGTACTTTATATGGTAAATTTTCTTGGATTTCTTCTCGTACTAGATTAAGTATTCTAAAAATTTCAGACCAATCGGTATCAGATTCTTCTTTACCTTTCCTGCGCATTGCCTTGTATTCTGGGAAGTATTCTCTTCGCCATGTATTCATGCCATCAGCGCATATAACCATTTGGCCATACTCTTGTCGGTATCTCTTGTTATACATACGGATACTATTAAGAATCATATGGCGTATCATATTTTCATCATTAAGTTTTTGCACTATGATGTTGGATAGTGCGATCTGACTATAGTCAAGTAATATCATTAGGTTCTCGGTTTTCTTGTATTTTAGTGAATAGAGTTTCTAGGTCTTTTTGCAAGAAGTGTTTTATACCACCATAACGCATAAACATAGAAGACAATAAATTTACTACTACAAACATATCACGGGACTCTGCGTACTCTGGATTTCTAAAATCAAGTTCTTTAAGATTACTACCTTCATCTGAATCAATATAATCTTCCAATAGCAGTAGAGCAAACTGAGCAGTATCTACACATTCGTCTGTGAAGTTCTCATACTTCCAGTCCCTTTCTTCCTCAATCTGTGCTTGTCTTCGCCCAGTCGGAAATTGTATGATATTGTTCTTCATAATAGGTATATTATACTACACTTTTCCATAAATGTAAACCCCTATTTAATTAAATTTTTAACTGTTTGTCCACCGATTTTACAAGATATGATTCCGTTATAATACTCTTCTGTAAGTAATACGTCTCTATCGAATTGTTCCTTAGCTTCCATATATGCACAGTCACCTTTAGTCTTACATAAGTGAAGAATCTCTCTGGTATAATTATCTGTACCGAATTCTTCTATCTCTGCAACTAAATGTTTATTAGAGCCCCAATAGGTTCTCCAATCAGATTCAACCTTAAGCTTCTTCCTGCGTTTTCTTGTCTTGGTTATAGGTAAAGTTTTCTGACTCCAAAAGAACTTCTTCCCTACGTATTTCCTCTGATTTTTCAGATTGGTTATTATGTAGACAAAACCATATACTTCGCTCGGATCGAAGTCTTCGGGCGGTTGCCACTCGATGCCTTGATATACCCATGGGGGATTATTCCTCGTAATCTTCGTCATAATCCAAAGTTTCTACGGTAGTATCACCATAGTCTGAAGTTGCATCCACTTCTGATGATATACCGCAATTAGGGCAGAATCTATCGTCCGTATCCCATTCATCCTCTATTGAAATAAATGATCGTTTATAACAAAATTGACAATCATGCACGTACCAATGTGTCGGTGCAGTTCCGTATGCCATAAGTAACTCCTTATTTGTTAAATCTTTTGAAATTCTAACCACCCGCCAATATTCTCCCCATCAACTCTTATTTGGGGAAAAGTTCTTGCTCCTGGGAAATTCTCTAGCATTTCTTCTCTACCAAAATCAACTCCCAATTTAAAGACTGAATATTCTATATCGTTTCTTTCTTGTATCATTGACTGTGCCTTGTGCACTGCCATATCACAGTAAGGGCAATTATCCTTACTAAAAATTTCTATTTTCATTATATTCTCCTAAGCTATTGTATTTTCTATGACACACATCATACCTAACATGAATCCTAAAAGACTTACTTGTAAAATTGACAAACCTATAATAATATTGCCTTGAATATCAGCCCAATATTTAAGTTCGCCGCCGATCCACTCTTTTTGTTCTTTAGGAGTACAATCTCGCGGTTTGTCAAAATTAAATTTAAGTTGTGTTGGCATTATAGACTGAGTCCTTTTAGTGTGTTGTCATCTACGTCTTGTTTTACACCCCCAACCACATAGGAACTTATTTCGGTCTCTTGTGGTGCTACTTGAACATTACCTCCAGAAATCCATTTTTCTGTCCATGGTAATGGATTCATTTGAGTAACTGTATATGGGCAAGGTAATCCAATTGCCCTCATTCTTTTACAACCAATCCATTCTATATAGTCACATAACAGTTTTGAATTTAGACCAATCATAGAACCGTCACGGAACAGGTATTCGGCCCATGCCTTTTCTTGTTCAATTACATCTATATATAACTGAATGGATTCTTTTTCAGTTTGTTTTGCAATCTTTGCAAAGTCATTATCCTCTTTCTGTAAAAGTTTTAACATTGTAGTAGTTGATGCAAGGTGCACATTTTCATCACGAGCAATAAACTTGATAATCTTTGCATTACCTTCCATTTTCTTTAACTCTGCAAAGGCCCACGAACATGCAAATGATACATAGAACCTTACTCCTTCTAATGCATTTGCAGACATCATCGCCATCCAAATAGCTCTCTTATGTTGCATTTTATTAGTCGGCCCATTATTTGATGTAACCAAATCATCATAGTAGGTACTAATAGAATCTGCACAATTGCCAATTTCTTTAGTATCCAAAATGCCATCAAATACCTTCGAAGGGTCTGGATATATATTACGAATGATATGTGTATAACTCTTGCTGTGAATTGTTTCAAAGAATGACCAAGTTTCAATCCAGTTCTCTACTTCTGGTAGAGATGCAATAGGTAAGAATGCAAGATTAGGTGCACGGCCCTGTACCGAATCCAATACAATCTGTCTCTTTAAATTTGATGTAAAAATATGCTTCTCATGTTCGGTAAGAGAATCGAAATCTTTTTTATCTTTTGAAATATCTACCTCTTCGGGTCTCCAAAAGAATCCTAATTGTTTTTCGGTAATCTTATCTAATTGTGGGTATTTTAGTTCATCATATCTTTGAATATCTACGCCTTCATCTAAGAACATATTTTTCTCCAGATGGGACTTTTTATTCTTCTTCAATACTGACATTAATTTTTCCTTTTTTTCTAAATCGTTTATTATAACCCTTTTTAATGTTTTTGGTAACACCAGGGCTAGTTAAATACTTATACCGTTTACGTGCTGGTGTAAGTGCGTCAAACTCTTCTCCACCTTTTAGTGGAATTCGTTCTTTCTTTTTCAAATCTTGCAACTCTCGCAATCATCATCTTCGTATGTTTCGGACTCACCTTCATAATATGTGTGATGTGTGGTCTCGTCTGTCATTTCTCCAGCACCATCAAAGGTGTTAAAGTAATACAGTTGTTTTAATCCATACTTATAGGCAGTAACTGTATCCTTTATCATTTCTGACATAGGGATTTTATTGTCCTCAAAATGTTCTGGATTGTATGAAGTATTAACCGAGATACCTTGGTCAATATACTTCTGTAAGATAGCACAGATATGCAAGTATCCTTCAGGAGATTTTTGATCCCACAGTAAGTCATACTTATTCTTTAAGTGATGATACCCTGGCACTACTTGGGCCATAACACCATCCTTACTTTGTTTATATGATACCAATGCTCTAGGTGGCTCGATACCATTTGTACTATTACTAATCTGTGCAGATGTTTCTGACGGCATTAATGCCATGAGGGTACTATTACGAATTCCTGTGGCCTTGAGTTGAGTTCTCAACTCGTCCCAATTCATACGTTCTTTGTGCCCTATTAAATTATCTATTGCACTCTTATATGTATTAATTGGAAGAACTCCATGGCCGTATTTTGTCTCATTATTTAAAGGAATTTTACCTTTTTCTTCTGCCAAGTCAGCAGATGCCTTAATAAGGTAGTAACTCCACGCCTCTGCATATTCATCCACAACCTCGAATGCAGACTTATCATATTTTAAGCCACGTTTGGCAAGGAAGTATGCGAGGTTAATAATACCAACTCCAAGAGGTCTTCGGTTGAGAGTACCTCTCTTAGCGGCAGGTACTGGATACCCTTGATAATCAAGAAGCTCATCAAGAGCCCTAACAGAAAGATTACAATATTTCTCAAAGTCTTTTGGATCATTTATGAGTCCCCAGTTGATTGCTGATAAAGTACACAGTGATATTTCCCCTACATTTTCATCAGATGCATCCAACGGAGAAGTAGGTAAATCAATTTCACAACATAGATTACTCATTCTAATAGGGGCTCGATCCGGCAAGAAAGCACCATGTTCATTTGCATGGTCAACATTCATTAGATATATTCTACCCGTATCCTTTCTCTCTGTTAAGAATTGTGAGAATACCTGAATTGCTGGTAATGACTTTTTCCTAATAGATGTTTTTCTTTCATACTTCTCATATAGCTCTTTGAATTTATCTTGGTCTGCAAAGAATGCATCATATAAACCAGGGACGTCATTAGGATCAAAGAATGTAATATTGCCACCTGTAAGTAACCTTTCATACATTAGTTTATTAAATTGGAATGCA